CCAACCGAAGCAGAAGTTAAAATAATTGCAGAATTATTTGCGAAATCTGTTGAAGGTGAGGCTTATGATCTTGAGCAGTATGGACAGTACTTCAGACCAGCGGGCATGGCCTACCAAGGCAAGCCACAGGTACAAGTACCAACAGCATCGGCTCCAGCGGCAACACCAGTAACAGAAGCGGCACCAGTAACTGCGGCACCTGTAACTGCGCCAGCGCCACAACCTGAGGCGGCCCCGGTAACGGCGGCTCCAGCAGGCGACAGTGCCAAGAGAGCAGAGGACATCTTGAAACTGATAAGATCAAGACAAGCAAAATAATCTGACATTTTACCAAGGCCCTGATATTGACGTTAGGGCCTAGGTATGCTAATATTGATTACAAGGATATAAATTATGACAAAAGTATTTGACGCAACAAAGTTTAGAAAAAGCATTACGAAATCAATCCAGGGGTTAGGCATAGGATTCAGCGATCCCACAGATTGGATATCAACAGGAAATTACGCATTGAACTATTTGATGACCAGTGACTTCAACAAAGGAATTCCACTAGGTAAGGTAACTGTACTTGCAGGAGAATCAGGAGCAGGCAAGAGTTACATAGCGTCAGGTAACATAATCAAGAACGCACAAGACCAAGGCATCTTTGTTATCCTAATCGACACAGAGAACGCACTAGACGAGAAATGGTTACAGGCATTGAAAGTGGACACATCAGAAGACAAACTTTTGAAGTTAAGCATGTCAATGGTGGATGACGTTGCAAAAACTGTTTCCGAGTTCATGAAAGGTTACAAAGAGCAACATGCAGACAACAAAGAAGGTGCACCTAAAGTGCTATTTGTCATAGACAGTTTGGGTATGATGCTTACACCAACTGACGTTAATCAGTTTGAAGCAGGTGACATGAAAGGTGATCTGGGTAGAAAGCCTAAGGCCTTAACAGCTCTTGTAAGAAACTGTGTGAACATGTTTGGTAGTTGGAATGTGGGACTTATAGCAACCAACCACACATACGCATCACAAGATATGTTTGATCCAGATGACAAGATATCAGGTGGGCAAGGATTCATTTATGCAAGTTCTATTGTTGTTGCAATGAAGAAACTTAAATTAAAAGAAGACGAAGCAGGTAATAAAGTTACCGATGTGAGGGGTATCAGAGCCGCTTGTAAAGTTATGAAGACTCGATATGCCAAACCTTTTGAAGGTGTACAAGTCAAGATTCCATACGAAACAGGAATGAATCCCTATAGTGGTTTAGTTGATCTTTTTGAGAAAAAAGGCCTACTGGTTCAGACAGGAAACAGACTGAAATACATTGATAAAGCAGGCAAAGAACACATAGAGTTCAGAAAAGCGTGGGTAGGTGATAAATTAGATATGATAATGGCAGAATTCAAAGAAGAGGTGCCTACAGAGGTAGAAGACACAGACGCCCCTATCGAAGTTGAAACAACAAAAACCAAAAAAGAAAAATAATGATAGACTTTGATCACGCCGACATTGAACGATTGTGGAACTCCATTATACATTACGTCCCTGAAAGACAGAAACTAGACTTTGCTATTGACTTCATTAAAAGCCTAGAAGACATAGGGGTGGAGCATGACGTACTCAGAGGATCTGCAGAGCTTGACCCAAAACTAGAGGAAGCCGTTAACACTGTGTTCGAGGAAGAAGAATCTGAAGACATGGGCTACGGCGATGCTGATGAATGATAAACTGGTACAACGAAGTTAGCAGAAACCTAGACAAGATACCAGACTGTGTAGCATACTTTGATAAGGAATTACTAGAAGCCAAAAAGCAGTGCAAGATATACGGTAACCTAGAAAGAGCCAGTGCATCATTACCTGGAATAGTTGAAGAAAGATTCAGTCAACTACAACAACTAGAAGCAATACTAGAATACCTAAACATAGAATTACGAAGGTTAAGATCAAAGACCTTTAGAAAATACCTAGAAAATTACAACAGAGCACTATCAAGCAGAGACGCAGAGAAGTATGTGGACGGTGAAGACGATGTCGTTGACATGGATAAAATTATAAATGACTTTGCATTGATAAGGAATCAATGGTTAGGCATCACCAAAGGTTTAGATCAGAAACAATGGCAGATAACAAACATTGTTAAATTGAGAGTAGCAGGAATGGAAGATGCCGATATCAAATAACAGAATAATACTCACAGATGTAGACGGTGTGCTGTTGGAATGGGAACACCATTTCACAAAATGGATGTTACAAAAGACACTGTTTGACGACAGAGGTTCCAGATATCATCCTCACAGATTACTGCCAGACAAGCAAGACACATACTGGATGGAAGAAAGATTTGGGTTAACAAAAAACGAAATAAGAATACAAATAAGAGAGTTCAACAGAAGTGCATGGATGGGCACACAACGTCCAATGCTTGGATCACAGACATGGGTAAAACTACTAGCGGCAGAGGGGTGGACATTCATACCAATAACATCTCAGACATCTGACAAACCAGCACAGGAATTACGTAAACGGAGATTGGGTGAACTATTTGGGGAGCATGTATTCACAAATTACCATATACTAGGCACCGGAGCAGACAAGGACAGTGCGTTAGCCGAGTTTCACAACACCGGACTATATTGGGTCGAGGACAAGCCTGCCAACGCTGTAGCCGGGCTCAAATACGGTTTAAAGCCTATATTAATAGATCACCCATATAACAAAGACCTTAATCATGACGGGATAATCAGGGTGAATAATTGGCAAGATATACACAAGATACTTTCAGGAAGAAAATAGTAATCTATATATTTTTGGTAAAAATAAGTTCGATGTTTTCTTTATTGCCAACCCTATTTGTCCAAACTTTATATCCTCGGCTTTGATATTTTTCCACGGTCTCATCTAGTCTATCAAAATTTTTATCTATAACGCCTATGTTCATTTCGCATTCACAGAGAATCACTTTTGCCGGCAATGACAAATCTAGTATTTCGTTTAGCATCTCATACCAACGTCCTTCAACATCTAATTTAACGACATCTACATCACGCCCGTGTTGATTAGATATTTCTTTTAAGTTTGTTGTCTGTATTTCAATCACGCTTTCATATTGCTCTGGCTCGTCTAATTGAAAACATTTTCCGTCCCCGGCAACATCATAAAACTTCTTAGTTTGTCCCGGAACTGTGTCATAGGCCTTGCTTGTGTGGATTATATTGTAATCACCTCTATTAGCACTATCTGTTGTTTGCGTTGATAAGGGAGTTGGATCAAAGGTCAAAATCTTTGCTGTGCGGTTGTCCTTCCTGCAGTTTACTTCGTATCTGATCTCTCTTGACACGCCAAAATTCCAAAACATTTTTGCATTTTTCCTAACATGATCAGGCGTACTGTACTGTTTGTGTCTCGTCCAGCCGTCTTTTTGACTTACCGGGCCACCACTGGGCGCCATGGGAAATCTTTTCTCAACTGTCCTACACCGTTCTAAAACCTGCATATCAAAAATATTTATAGTTAAATATCTTTGTGAAAATATATGTAGGCCACGATAGTAGAGAAGACATAGCATACCAAGTTTGCGAACACTCTATCAAACGTAGAGATCCATCAGCAGAAGTTTTACCATTAAAACAAAACGAGATGCGAGAGCAAGGTATCTACACACGTGAGCCAGATAAACTTGCAACTACACAGTTTACATTCACTAGATTTTTTGTTCCTCACTTGAACAAATACAAAGGCTGGGCAGTGTTTTGTGACTGTGACTTCTTATGGAAAATTCCAAGTCATACACTTGTCAAGTATATGGATCCAAGCAAAGCAGTGGTATGTGTACAGCACGACTACACACCAAAAGAAACAACCAAAATGGACGGCCAAGCACAAACAGTCTATCCAAGGAAAAATTGGTCAAGCATGGTCCTTTGGAACTGTGAGCATCCAAAAAATAGTATCCTCACTCCTGAATTTCTAAACCAACAAACACCCAAATACTTACACAGATTTAGTTGGCTAGAAGATTCTGATATTGGATCATTACCTCATCACTACAATTGGTTAGTTGGCTGGTACAGAGAACCAGCGGACGGATCGCCAAAAATACTACACTACACAGAAGGCGGACCGTGGTTCGACGGCTATAGAAACTGTGACTACTCGGATGACTGGAAGAAGGAACTAATAAACCTTTTTAGTACGTAAAATTAAAAATAAACTTTATCTATCTGCTCGACATTTTCTTTCTGTTCGATAACTTCACTGTTATCAAATCCTAACTGAAACATGTACTCATCCATGTCATTCACGGTAGGCATATTAGGAAATTGTTCATCCTTGTATAGGTTAACTTCCTGAATGACATACTTGGCACGTGTAAATATATCTGGTGCACCCTGCATGATCATTATCTCAGCACCTTGCACATCTTGTTTTATTAAATCAAACTGGGCATCCTCGCCGACCAATTGGTCCAATGTTTGCATCTGCCTTAGCTCGAAATCTTTGAAAACACCGAACACCGTCGAGCCTTTTGTGTAAGTGATCTTCTTTTTGCTTCCCTTGTCAATTTCTCGTAGATACATTTTTATTTCCCTGTTGCTATCGCCTAGCACAGCAATATGACAGTTGTTGGCTATTTCTTTCAAGTGCTTTTCATATTTTGGTCCTGCTTCAATGCAAGTGTATTCTGCATCGGGCCATATTGCTTTGACATTTTTGGTCCAGAATCCTATGTTGGCACCTATGTCTAGGACCTTGCTCGGTGTAAAATTATTCTCCGCTTTTAATTTTTTTAGGTATTCGTACATCATGCTCTATAATAAACAATATCCGGCCATGTTTTTATTAACACTTTAAATCCTAAAGATTTCAAATGCTCTTTGATATCTCTTTTACTGCTACCGTATCTTTCACTGTTACCATTCAATTCGATCATTATG